TATCTAGTCTTGAAGCCAATCTTGGGCTGGAAGGTAGATGGGTCAATGCTTCTGAGCATTTGTAGGGGAACGTATGGGCAGTAGAACAGTCCACTGTCATAAGGTGAAGTACCCTTGTAACCAACAACATAGTAGTGAGTGTTGGAAACGTTAGCAGAATAAGGATCAACGAAGACCTTGATTCTTCCGTTCATTGTACCTACAAGTAGGTTACCTGTGTCATCTACTTCACCGATGGAAGGACCACCAGCGCCGCTTAGACCTGAGGAGTAGTCAAGAGTACCACTCATAGCAAGAGCAGAAGCTACATCAGCAGAAGTGATGATGAAGTTGCCCTTTCCTCTACGAGTTTGCTGTGCGATTGCGTTAGCGTCTCTCTCGATCTGGAACATAAGTCCCTTGAATTTCTCAACAGACCATCTACCGTTACTGTCAACGTCTAGGTCGAATACACCAGCGTTAGCAACGTTGTTCTGAGCACCTTGCTTAGCAACGGTGTAAACAGTTCTAACAACTTCACGGTTGATCTCAGCAAGGATCTCACTAGACAATAGGTTAGCAAGTTCCTGCTCAGCGTCAAGACCATGAATAGCTTTCAAGTCTTGAGCAAGTTCAAGAGTGTATTCTGCTTTCAAAGCACGAGTCTTTGCAGTAACAGAAGTCTTCTCGATGCTGAAGCTCATCTCGTTGAAGAGAGTAGATCCAGATCCTAGTGTCTCGGCGTCTTCTCTAGCAATGTTGCCTGCTTGACGCTCGTAGTTAGCAGCAGTTGTACCACCACCAGTTGCATCGTTAAGAAGACCTGGGTTAGCATCAGTTGCTCCACCGTCTCCAAGAGGAGATACAGGATCGTTGTATGCTGCAGGACCTTGAGAGTTACCAGAGAAGTTGGTGTCAGGCTCGTTGTATAGTGCCTCTGATCCAGCACGTAGTGCAGAACCGTTCTCTTGGTAATGTGACTTCATCGCAAAGATTAGTCCAGTAGGACCACTCATTGGTTGAACGCCACAAATGTCGTATGCTACTAGGTTAGGCATAGCACGACGGATGAGACTAATCATCACTGGGTCGAAACCAGCTAGTCCACCAGTCTTAGTGTCTAAACCACTACCAGATAGTGCGTTTGTACCGATAGCACCAACAGTGTTGGATGCTTCGTTAATCATACCACGCTCTTCGCGTAGCTGTGATTCTGTGTTTTCTAACAGAACAGCGGTAACAGCCTTTCTATAATTGTCTTTGATAGAGCCTGCGCCCTCATGACTTAGAACAGGTGCCCACTTTTCGGTTAGAGCTTTTGAGTTAAACATTTTGTTTAATTGCTCCGTAAAAAATTGGGTTAGTTATTATCAGGATTGCCAGCGATTAAGAGCGTTGAGGTATTGTGCCATTGCTGGTGTTACCTCTGCGTTCTCTCCTTCTACTGGAGTTTCGTCTGCAACCTCACTTTGAGTTACAGTTGCTTCCTTGAAGTAAGACTCTTTGATAGTTTTCACTTTCTTAGAGAACTCTTCTTCGGTAGTGAACTCAACGCCCTCAGCGAGTGCAGCGAGTTTGTCCTTTTGAGTATCTGCGAGTCCTTCTGAAACAGTGTTCAGAATGTTGAGTTTAGCAGTCTCGTTAAGACGGGTTTGTAATTTCACATTAGCTTTGACCTGTTCGTCAAGGCGCTCTTCCATTTCACGAATAGAGTCGGCCATACCTTCTACCACATCGACTTTATCGTCGGGGATAGCGATATAGTGCTCCTCAAAGAGACCCTTGAGACCTGCGATGAAGTCTTCAGTGATCTCATTTCTAATACCACGGTCCACAGCAACTTGATTTTGCTCCATCCATGTACCGATGGCGTAGTTCACAGTGCCATTAACTTCCTCGGAAAGCTCTGCTTTAGCAGCGTCTACTTGCTTATCCAATTCAGTGGCAAAGTGTTCTACAAGCTTGTCATACTCTTCAGAAATTTTCGCTTTAACAGCAGCTTCAAAGATAGTCTTTGCTTTTTCAGCGAACTCTTCTGAGAGTTCTGTGCCCTCTACTAGGGCAGCAACGTCAGCGGAAACGTCAAGTTCCTCAAACGAAGGTTTGATGGGGTATGTCACAGCAGGACCTGTGCTGGTTGCGTATGCAGCATCTGCACCAACTGTAGGCATTGGATCCTTGCCAGGCTTACCAGAGGTAGAAGTCACACTGCCATCTTGCGATACAGGTGCTGCTGCCTTGGCGCCAGGATTCTCTTCGCCATCATCGTCGTCTTCGTTAGGAGCGGTAGATGTACCGCCAAGATCAGTAATTGACTGACCTGCAGGAGCGACGCTTGGAGCGACAGTTGGTTGAGGATCCTTGCCGCCAGAACCAGTCTGTGCGTCAGAGACCTGAGTGGGTTCACTACCAGTGCCAGGAATAACAGTTGCAGAAACGGTAGGCATTGGATCTGCCGCGTTCTCTACGATCACCTTTTGCTCGGTAACGAACTCCTCAAACTTTTCATTTAGCTTGTCTGACATTTGAGTTTACCTCGTAATTTCCGTATAATTAATCTAAGTTTATTTATAGAATCAAAGATTTGAGAGGAAATGCTCAAAAACTTTGAGCGTTTTCTCTTCCATGGTGCGGCGGTTTGCGCCTTCCATGTACTTCTGGTATTTAGCAACTTCTCTTTCTTTTAAAAGTCCGTTGTCCCATACCCATTCCTTACCTTCCATGATTCCATTCACGAATGCATCAGGTGCGGAGGGATCTGCTACAATATCTGCAGCAGTTGTAAGCATGAAGTCATCTGCAACAACGTTGCAGTCTTCTACTTTTTGAATGCTTCCCATACCACGAGAGGAAACACCCAACTGAACTCCTTCGCCAAGTAAATTTTTAGCGATGTTACCCATTGGGGTATCTAGGATTTGTGCCTTACCAATGAAGTTATTACCCTCTGATTTGAGAGAAACAATCCTATGCGATACTCTATCAAGATTGATAGTAGGACCGTCTGGATGACCGAGTTCACCTAAAGCACGTTTAGATTGTACATACTCTTCATTGTATCTCTTGACCTCTCGCTCAAGAACACTAAAAGGATACATACGACCGTTGCGGTTCTTTAGTTCTGACTGAAGGAAAACACCTTCAATATAAAGAAGTTTCTTTCCGTTTTTCTCCTCAGTAAGGAGTTTAACGTCTTCAATCGTTTCCGTTATCAGTTTCATCGGTAGTTTCCGTTTCGGTTGGTTCGTCAAAGAATGTGTTTGCTACCACCTTTTTGTAATCTGCCATTGCTTCAGAAGCTTTGGAAAATAACATATCGTGGACAGCATCAATAGCAGCTGCACGTTGATTATCGTTGATTTTTCCAACGATATCCACAGCACCTACTTCGTTATTAACTTCAGTTTGTTCAGACATAATAATAGTTCAGTATATTTTATTTATTATTTGGAGAAGGTTTAGGTGCGGACTTTGCTCTTTTAAGGTCTCTTTCAAGCGCAGCATCTGCTGAAGCTGCTTCTCTTTCTGCAGCATCATCTGCTTGCATACCCTGAATTTCTGGGGCGAGTGCCTGATTTGTTTGCTGCATATTGTCAAGAACATTGACTTCTACAGGATCAATAGCTAAACCAGTATCGATATCAGAACGCATCTGCTTATCGATGTCACGCATATCTTTATTGGTTTGACCTAAGATGCGTGTGCGAATATATTCTGTTGAGAAATACTTGCCAACAAAAGGATCCATCTGAGTGACAGTCATCATTCTCTGGTTCATCATTTCAATTTCTTTTAATTCATTGAAGTGATTATCAAAGAGGAAGTCATATTGGATGTGCTCCTTCATGTCATCCCAATCTTCAAGGGCAATTACTCCCTTGAGGATGAGCTGAGTCTTGAGCATGTCTTGGAACATCTCAGCAAATCTTTTACGTAAACGTCCAATGAACTTGGTGAACTTAAGTTCGTCACGGAGGACTTCAGTTGTTTTACCGAGGTTGAATCCTTTGTTATCGTCTGTGAGACGGGAAGGAGGAAGATTGAGGCTATTGTAAAGCTTCTTCTTAAAATACTCAACATCTTTGAGTTCGCCTAGATTCTGTCCACCAGGTAAGGTGGTGATCTCAGTTCCACGCCCACCCTCTCTACGAGGTAACCAAAAATCTTCTAGCATACTCATATGCTTTTTGTCGTCACGCATCTCACCAGTGTTTGCATCATACACTAGCTTGTTACGATAGCGACTCATAACATCACGAAGATATTGTTCCGCTTTTACCTTTGGTAGATTACCTACGTCAATGTAGAAAATTCTACGTTCAGGAGCACGGGACAATCTGTAGATAACAAGACTATCTTCAATCATTCTTAATTGATTGAGTGACTTAATTGCCTTATGAAGGAAACCAAGAGTAAGTCTTTTGTTTAAATCTTGTAGTCCAGATGGGCAGAACGTGATAGAATCAGTTGCCATCTTGACGCCTTGGGACAATGACATATCGCCAATAGGTCCTAAAACACCACCTTTGTAAAATCCTTTTGGATTATAAAGATAGTAATCAATAAACGTTCCGTACTCGTACTCAAGCGCAGTGCCTTTAATAGCTTCACGAGCTAGAGAGTCTTTCGGTTTGTTATCTAATTTTTGACGAACCTTCTTGATCTTCATAGGATCAATATATCGAAGTTCCGTAATACCTTTCTTTGGATTATCTAAATCGATAACCTTGTGATAATAAAGTCTTCCATCAATATACCAAGATCTGACAATCTCATGTGCGCGATTGTCAAAGTTTAAAAGTTTTTTGATGTATTCAAATTCATCACGAATCTTTTTCTTAATTCCCATGCCAGCATCTAGACCATCTAGATTAACTTCCACGGGAGTATCATGAGCATCACTCACAATAAATTCGTTGACTACTTCGTCAACTGCACTATCTACCTCAGGGTGTAGTGCCATGTCACGGTAACGACGGATCATTTCATACTCGTTACGAGCTTGATTATCCGTGTCTACATACGTTCCATAATATCCACCTGCTGCTACGGCGATTGCCTCATCAGCATTAGGAGGGACAGGGGACTGACCCTTCTGACCCTCC